TGACACGCCTGGCCTGGATTTTGCTGCAGGTGAAATCGGCGAGCGCTACTACACAGCATCATCGTTCCCGCAGCTTTTCCGTTGCGCCCTTGGTAGCGTCCGTCTAAATCGCCCAACGCGCTACTTCGAGCTCGGCATCCGCAGCACTGTTGCGATGCAACTACAGGGCTTATGCAACTTTGCTGATATACCCAGCCAAAAAACCAGTTATAGCGCAGGTGGTTCTGTAACTAGCTTGACGCTTGTTCCGGGTGTTTTCAACCCTACGAATGACTTAACGCATGAACAGAACGGCACGTTTGTCACATTCACTGGAAACGAAAGCGGGTCTTTCGCAGGCTCCGGCTTGCGCGTGCAAACTGTAACATCAGGGCAAATCTTACAAAGTGTCACTCCCGCAGAAGGCGAAGAAGGCGAGGGCTATGTGGTTGGTGACGTTGTTAAGTTTTTCTTGCTTGATCCAGATAATTACATACGCTGGTTTTACGCCCGTGTTGATGCCGTAACTTCTGGTACCGAGCTTGTCGAAGATGTCGCTGGTTACGAAGCAATCAACTGGAAAGCTGCCGATGCGTTCGCCGGCATTGCTGCCACTGAAAACCTAGCCAATTCAATCTTTACATCCGGTACAGTCACAGCACCTGAAACTCGTTACAGCTTCTTCCGCGTCACACTACGCTCTGACGTTTCAAGCGAGGCGGCATTCATCAGTACAAGTAACGTTATTTTCTGCGTAGCAAGCGCCAAGGAAACGCCTGTATTCAACTACTTGCGTTTTGCGATGGATGGCGATGCTGCATGGGAAGCTCGTATCGAACCCATCTCTAGTTGGGAATTGCGCAACCAGCCATTCCAAGTGTTCTTGCTAGATGCGGGCGGCGACCCTGCAGTTATTTTGCAGACGCGGCTGCGTTTTGATTTTGGCAGTATCTGGGCCAAGGGTTATTTTCTTGGCGGTCAAGACTTCGATGAATTGTTTGACCTGCAGGGCTTGCGCCCTAAGCGCGAGATCGGGCTGAGCTGGACCGAAGGTGATTACAGCGATAACTTCGATGGCACCTACCTAGATCGCTACGCTCGCGCTGCTGAGTTCTTTGTTTACGACGAGATCTCTACATCCTGCGGCTCTGCCCCCGAGCACGAAATTACGTATGTCAACGTGCTCCAGCCGAATGACATAGCGCCGCAGTACGACAACATGTGCCTCGTTGGCGTCAACGTTCGCGCCACGCAGGAATGGGCGCAATTCTCACAGTTCTCTGCCTATGTAACAGGCGGCATCAAGGTTAGCCGCCTGCTTGGTGGGACAGAGGCAACCCATTTGTTCCCTGAGATCCTGTATGACTTCATGCTCAACACCCGTTACGGGCTTGGTAATGAGATCAGCCCTGAGCAGATCGACACCGCATCATTTACGGCAGCCGCTCAATACTGCCTTGACAACCGCTTCTTCTACGACGGTCCCAAGCTCAGCAACGTCAACTGGCGCCAGTGGGCAGCAGACACTGCTGCTACGCATGGCTTGCTGCTGATCGAGCGCGGCGGTGTCTTCTTCCTAGAGCAAGCCATCCCAGAAAAACCGGATATTCGCGGCCTGTTTACTGCCGGCAATTGCACCAACATGGAACTCCAAGTGGTGGAAGCTGAGCAGCGCCAACCGTTCTCGTTGTCGGTTAAGTTTCGCTCCGAACGCTACGGCGGCGGCACTCCATCCGAAAGCACCGATCCCACTTACGGCCTCTTCCCTGAACCAGAGGAACGGTTGATCCATCACGCACAGTGGGGTGACGGCCCGACTGAAAGCGTGGACATGTCGGACTACTGCACCAGTGCAATACATGCTGAACGCGCAGCCCGCTACATCATTGGAGCTCGCCGCCTAGCTGACCACAAAGTAAAAATTCAAACAACCCACGAAGCTCTCACATCCCCTCTAGCTCCAGGCGATTTCATCAAAGTCGCCCTCGACTACACGCACTACAACCAGTTCGTCAACGGCGCCGTCACTGGCGACGGCAAGCTCGTCTCTTCCACAGACTTATCCGACGGCACCTACCAAGTGGTGTACTGGACTGGCGAACAAGCAGCCGAGGTCGTTGATGGAACGATGCGTGTCAGCAACGGTGGCACTACGGCCACACCTGCCGGCATCGTTTTCACCGTCAAGACATCTGAGATCTTGACCCGCACCTACCGCATCGAGTCCATCCAGCCCAGCGAGGAGGGCTACGAGATCGAGGCCATCCACTCGCCTTTGCTGAGCGACGGCACGCTCCAGCTTTATGCTGAATGGACGGATGACTCCTACTGGGTGACCGTCTGATATGGCTACCTTCCCTGCGATCACTCCCAGTGCGATGAACTTCACCGCACCAGAATTCCCGGTGCGGTCTACCACCTCGCTTAGCGGTGTCGTATCACGCCGCATCTTTGGTAACCGAGGTTCGCGTTCCACGCTGAGCCTTACTTTTAGTAACATCACAGACGAGAGCGCCGCCGACATCCTGAGCGCTTGGAACAGCGGCTCTGGTCCGCTCGATGTGCTTACTGTCCCGAATACGGTATTTGATGGTGCAAGCACCGAACTTGCAAACTATTTGTCCACCGGCGGCGACTCACTGAACTGGCACTTCGCCGATGCACCTCGCATCGATCGTGTTGCCCCAGGTGTCAGCAGTGTCCGCGTCAACCTTGAGGCCACCCGCGACGCATAGCTAAGCTGTAGGCAGCTTGGGGTAAGTCTTGGCTGTTCTTACTGGTAAAAACGGCGCACTGCAGTGGAACGGCGACACTGTTGGCCGCGTCCGCTCGTGGTCGCTCTCGATCAACAAGGATCCGCTGGAAACGACCAACCTCGGAATCCACGACCGCACCTATACGCCAGGGCTGCGCGGCTCCACCGGAAGTGCCGAGCTGATGTATGACCCCACGGAAGGTCAAGCAGTGGAGCTGTTGAACAGCATCCTCAGCAACGACGCCAGCGTGTCTCAGTCCGTCAGCTTTGTACTGGATCAAGCCGGCGGCAAAAGTTTGGCGTGCTCGGCATTTTTGACCAGTGTTTCGCCAAGTGTGAGCGTAGGCGACATCCAAGTTTGCTCTGTAGCGTTCCAAGTATCTGGCGCAATTACTGGCGGTTTCTAAGTAATGGCGGTTCTCGGCGTCCACGGTTTTGTGCGTTTCCGCCGTGAAGCGCCGGCCCCAATTGTTGTGCGCGAGTCAGCACTACGCGCAGACATCAATACGTTCCAAGTCGAAAGCACCGACTTCTGGAACGGCGATGAAGTGTACCTGCTCACGCCTAACGGCCTACCGCTATCCGCAAGCACTCTCCCCGAGGGCGTCGGCTGCTACTTCGGCTCCTACTGGGACTTGGGGCCTAACCGTATCCACGTCACTGCCGAGGACGACGAGTATTACGTCAGCAGCGACGACAGCGTGTACTTTTACAACCGAGGTACGCCCGTCCAGTCTGGCAACTATTACATCTACCGCGACCAGCTGGGGCGTGTGAGTCTTTACACCACTCGCGCAGCTGCGTTGGGTGGTTCTTCGAGCGATCGCGTAGACCTTAAGCAGCTTGATTTTCAGTACATGCTGATTGCCCCTTCTGGCACTGAAGACTACGCAAACGCACTTACAGAATGTCTAGCTGCTACGGGGGATTACCGCTTCAGTGATGTACGTGATGAAGTAACGCTTGAAAGCATCTGTGATTATGCGCCCGACTACTTGCAACCCGTAGCTGGTGCATCCGAGTACGACGATGCCGACCTATCTCCACGCAGTTGGGTCGGTGGTTTTCCGTGGATCATCCAAGGCGAGCTACGTGAATGGAGCATTGAACTGAACGGCGAAAATGTCAATACAACCGCCGTCGGCCAAAAGTTTGGCGAGTCCGTAAAGTCGATCGTTAGCGGTGGCGGCAGTTTTGACTTTCTGGTGGAGCGCCGCACAGAAGAGGACAAGTACGACAGCACATCTCTGATGCAGCTGCTGCTATTGACCGAAAAGGGCTCCAAGGCAGAGGCCGAGTTTTACATGATCAGCGACCGCACTAATTCGTACAGCTCACTGGCGCCCGGTGACTTGTACTACAAGTGTGACATCCTTGTCACTAACACGGCTGTCAACACCAGAGCCGAAGACGCAATAGTCGGCACCGCACAGTTCGTAACCACTGGTGCAATTGAGCTGAAGATGGGTCGTTAGACTGCCATCAAAAGTCATACAGCATCGTGACGGCAATCCTGCTTCCCGGCGAATCGGGATCCATCAACGACCTGAATATCACACAAGCCGGCTTCCGGGAGCAGATCGCGGCGATGGCCGTCGCGGCAAGGCGTTACACGGGTGGCACTGCACAAGGCGTCAGCACCACATGCCTGTACGTGGACCCCGAGATCGGCACCGACGACTGGGTAGCTGGTACTGCCGATGCCACTGCTGTTCCGGTGTTGACCAACCAGCAGATCACCGCCGGCTATTCAAAGTCCGCCCCGTTCAAGACGCTGCAGCGTGCGCTGATCGAAGCAGCGCGGCTGTCGATTGTCGCTGGCCTCAACAATGACCTGTACGACCGCGTGGTGATTCGTGTGTCGCCAGGCGAGCACATCATCGACAACGCTCCTGCTGGATCTGAGACCGTCAGCGCTTGGGGCAGCTCGTTTTCGCCAACAGCCGACAACCTCCGCGCCTTCAATGGCAGCAGCATCGGCGTGATCCTGCCTCGTGGCGTGAGCATCGTCGGCGAAGACCTTCGCAAGAGCGTCATCCGCCCGAGCACGGTTCCAGCGCCCAATCTCAATCCATCCACATCTCGTGGTGCGATCTTCAAAGCAACCGGCGGCTCGTTCTTCTTTAATTTCACCTTCAAAGATGCGATTGGTATTACCACATCGCATCACATGCTGTCGGCGTTTGAATTCTGCGGCGACTCTGAGCTAACCGCTTATTACAACAAGATCGCCACGGCATTTGGCCTCAACCCTTCAGATATTGGCATTGTCAATCCTGGTGAGACGCAAATCACCACGGTTTACCCGGATGGCACTGCAACATCGGCCGTTGACTCCACACGCGGCAGCTCGCCTTACATCTTTAACTGTTCGCTTCGTTCCGACTATGGAATGTGCGGCATGTTCCTTGATGGTGACAAGGTAACAGGCTTCAAGAGCATGGTGGTGGCACAGTTCACCAACGTGTCTCTGCAAAAGGACATGAACGCATGGGAGGTTTACTCAGGCGGTAGCTGGGGCGTTCCTGCTAATTACGCTGCCTACATTGCATCAAATATCAACGACGTTCGCTACCGCATTGCAGGCGACATCAACCACTCGACTGGTTGCTACGAGATCGACTATCGCAGTTTCGGTTTCAAGTGCATCAACAATTCAATTCTCCAAGAAGTTAGCTGCTTCGTGATTGGTGATGCTGTCCACCATTGGACTGCAAGTGGCGGTGAATGCACCATCACCAACAGCAACAGCAACTTCGGCCTGACCGCGCTGCTGTCTTCTGGTTTCCGTGGCATTGGCACTGCTGGCGGTGCCTTTACGCAAGACCAAGGTTTCTTGATGAAGGAACTGCGTCGTGCTTTGAAAGTACGCACTGACGGCAGCAACATTCGTCAGATCACGATTGGTACTGTCGCTTCGTACAACAGTGGCACTGGTGTTATCACGCTTGACACTCCCTTTGATCCCGACCTGACTTTCGGCCGTTACGGTTACAGTCTCAAGGCTGACGACTACATCTGGATCGAAAACCGCAGCCGCGATACCGGCCCTGGCTATGTGCCTGGTGACAAGGAGGCATCGAGCGCGATTGACGTGAGAGCAAAGCTTGCTGCTACGCCTTGGGCAGCAGGCAGCCCCACGCTGATCAATGTCAACCCTAGTGGCGACTTGGCAGTCAATAACATCACCACGATGGATCCTGCGGTGCTTGTCGGCAACCGCGTTTACATCCGCCGCTTGGTTGATACACGCACACCCGATGAGCGCAAGTATTCACTTGTCGTAGAGAACAGCGCACCTGCCTCCACTCGTCGCCCTGTCGGCAACTTCGTCGTTCGCCTCGGTGGCAAGAGCAACGTTGCCAACCAACTGGATCCGGACAACGGTGCCGGACAGGTTTTTCTTGTTTCGGAATCAACAGTCAACAACACAGGTGGCGTTTCCACCAGCCGGTTTGACCTCGTGCTACGCCCTGGTGACTCCGCCACGAGCTTCACTCCGGATGCGTACTACCGCGTTGGAACACCTGCGCTGAACTCCAACCGCGTCTATCGCTCCAAACGCAACGATGCCTATTCGTCGTTCTCGCTGGATGAATGGGAACCGACGCTGCCGATGCTGACAAACGAGCGCGGCATCGAAGCGCTGCGCATTGCAATCGGCCCT